CCGTAGTAGGACAATTTCCCGTTAAACTCCGGGATATCAGGCAGACCTGAAACACTGTACGCCTCATACTCTTCCTTGGTCATGGTTACATTCTTGTACAACTCCTTGCCCTGCATAGGGAGGTCGTTGTATCTCTTTTCAGAGACTTCATCCATGTCCTTCTTCAGTAACTTTACAAAAGCATCACTATTCAATGGACTTACCATTTTATTTTACCTCCCCTTCTTAGGCTCTAAAGGCACAGAAATTATCTGTGTCGAATCTGAACTCAACATACTCTTTACCGGCGACAGACAGGTCTAACCGGCGAACATGAATCCAGAAGTTGTGAGATGTTAATGCAGCATTGGTGTCAATAAACATCGCTTCTGCGTCAATCTGCATTTTGCACGGGCCATAGGGCCGTAAACCATTGACTACCATAACTGAGTCATTAACGGCAACAGCAGCTATCATTGCCTGCAACCATGTATGCGTAGTATCACTCGCTGATGTAAGGGTTCTATAAAGACCCATATTTGCACCAGTACGCACATAAATTGTACCAAAATTAGCCACAGTTGCTACAGTGGCAGCAGCAGTAATGCAATCTAAACCATCAGCGCCAGATGCAGTTGTAACAAGAACAGGCGGATGTGCCGTGCCATACGTAGTATCAAAAAGAGGCGCACGCAGTATGGTTGTTGCATCTATATGATGAATCTTAACCATTGCTAACTTATCACCCCTCGACCACGGGCCTTCAACACCACGAAACTGTGTAGTGCTTGTTACAGCAGCACCCGCTGCTTCAGCCGTAATTTGCTGTGCTGAATAGGTGGTACTGGTGGCAAGATTTCCTGCCGTAGCATTCATACCAATTACGACACCCATAGGCACGTCTTTGTTGGTTGTATTGTTATGCCCTGCCGCTACTGGCATAGGCGAAACCCCTTCAAGCGGGGTCGCAATATCAATTGATACAAGCTGCCCAATATAGCAAATATCGGCAGCTAAAACCGGCACCCATGATACCTGGTTGGAATCTGGATGCACTATAGTAAAAGCCATAATTTTACCTCCTGACTTTATGTTTTAATTGTTAATAATCACCACGCCAATTCAAGGTGCCACAAAAAGGGCAACCCCTTGAAATATCTGACGTGTACTTATGCCTAATCAACTTGGGTTCTCCGTCCGGTGTTACGATGTTCAATGCCACATGGTGATGCCCAATATCTCCACCTAACGTAGAGTATTTACTGGCACTACGGGGTGAAGGAATAATCCTTCTAAATGAAACATCGTCAAATAATATAGTGGTTGCAGCCCCTAACAACACTGCATGAGATAAAACCACTATGACTGTCACACAACCAACAGGAATAGTAGAAATATGGGTTTTTTGGACATATGCAGCCGTTCCAACACCCCAATATCCAACAGAATACAAATTAGCCGCATTCTCGACATCATAAAGATATGCCTGATAAACTGTCCCAGTCCCTTCTTTTACATAAAAAGAAAACCTATACTGCTTTCCTGTCTCAACAGGTATTGTTTGTAGAGCCGCAGGATGGTTGCCCCCATTCTCATTTATTTCAAGACAATACGTGCCAGTATTGGGATCGGCGTGACGATCAAGGTCTGCCGAATTTGCAGCAGTCCAATCATCAGGCGGATCACTTTCCTCAAATCCTTTATTCAATATCAATTCTGGCCCAACTGGACTTAAAGAACCGTCATACTGGTCATACGTACTGCAATAATGATCCTCATGAAAATCGGTGTGCTCATCACCTGCACTACTATCGGAGTCGCCAAGTTCGTCCCTGTCTACATTACAAATCCACCCACAATTCCAGCATCGAAAATACTTACCCTTATCGGCCCCCTCTCCATAAACAGGAAGAGTCCGTGACCTTTTAGTAAGTTTTCGTTTATGCGGTCTTGTGTAGACAGGCATTTCTTATCCTTTCCCAAGGCTTCTATGCAGCGATTGTGCTTTATCCGACCCATCTTCCCGTTCTACAAACGCAAGATAGGACGCAGCGTTAGCATCAAGTTTTGGTAAAGTTACGTCTTTCGTAACAACTTTCTGGCTCGTAACTGTTCCCAAAGCTGCATGGGTTTTATCACCCGTTATCGGGCTTACCTTACCTTTTGGTTTAGCAAGTTGCTTTCTAAGGTATGCTCGTTCAGCCCTGTAAAAATTTATCTCAGCATCCTTAGCTGGATTGGTGGAAGGATCATACGTCAACACCTTCATTTCATCTACGACCGCATCAGATTCCTCTTTTGTTAAGGTGGTAGACAACTCATTGAAAGTATTCAGGTACTCCGTGTCATAACTCGTTGACTTCTCTTTAGCCTTCCTTTCCCTTACTTCGAACCATCTTTCCATCTCGCCCTTTGTCATTGGTTCATTAGGGTCCAGATCGTCTATTGGATCTAGTTCGGCCCTTTTTGTAGTCAATGCTGCCTGGGCTTCAAGCACTTTCATAACCCGGTCAAACCTCGCATCAGAATCGTCCTGGCGGCGGTGTATGGCTGATATTTTGCGGCCAAGATCAGATCGTTCTTTATGGTCAACCGGCAATCCTTCTTCGTCAACTTCTTCTGTTTCAGTTGAAACAACAATTTCTTCTTCAGTAGTTTCAACCACTTCTTCCTGTTCTGTTTCTTCCATCACCGCATCCGCAGCGGCGGCATTCAGCATATCATCGGTAACACCCTGATCTGCTTGCGCGGCTACATCCTTGTCGGTTATCTCGTCTACCATTTCAAAAACCTCCTGCATTTAGTTATCCGGGCAATAAAAAAGGGCGCAAAGATAGTGGGATAGCACTATCCTGCGCCCTCATGATATTCTTGCGTTCCCTTCAGCCTGGCCAGACCTCGGGGGAACCCGGATTTATACTACGTTTTTAGTGAACTTCTCCTTGTTCTTGTAATATCGATTTATAACACCCTGCCATTTATTGATAATATTCAGATAGGCTTTGACTTCTGCCTTGTCTTCCGGTGTATCCTTACCCTGTAGCCATAATACAAGTTTATCTTCAATACAACTGACTGCATCCTTCATAAGTTCCTGGCCTGCAGGTGTTTCAATGGCATTCATGAACTGTTTATCACGGCCAAGGGCTGAAAGTAATTTACTGGCATTCTCCGGCCCCATCTTTCGACCAAGCTGTCTCAAGGTTTTATTAACGTCTGACTCAGAAAGCTCCAATATTAGCTTGCCCCCTTGCGTCTAATTCCCCACCAGACTGTGGTATCATGTTCTGGTTGCTCATAGGCATACCATTACCACCTGCAAGCATACTCTGGCCTTGTCCACCCTGGGGTGTAACTGGTTTACTTTCATCTAAGAATTTGGTTCCAAAATTGGCGTACTCATCGCCCATAAGTTTTATGAACTGTAGGTAGCAATAATTCAACATCTTAGGCGCGTCCGGGTGAACCCCAAGCAACTGTTGGGTATAACCAATAAGCGTTGCCCATTCCTTACGTTTAGCTGCCTTCGAGTATTCAGGCTCTATGGACTGAGATAGTGGTTTGTACCAGTAATCCTTGCTTGGATCGAAGTTATATACCTTTTCACCCATGAGTTGATAGCCTGTTTCCGGCTTGGCAAACATGAATGTCATTTGCTGGATCATCCAGTAAAGATCAGACAGGAAGGTATTTTCAAAGGTCAAAGACTTATAGTTAGCCCTCTCACCAGTAGCCTTAAATGCCCCTGCAAAGGCCGTGGCAGTGGTAGAAGCTGCCCCAGTGTCACCCATGCTCGGAGGTTGGATAGAGTCCACCTGTTGCATTTTATCTGCAAGGGTAGCCATTTGAGCTAAGGCCCCGGCAATGTTATCAGATATTCTAAACTCCTGTATATCCTCTCTCGGATTATTAACCTCTATTGGATGACCTGGCTCGAAGTAGATTGACGAATTATCATCAATCGCATTCTTATTGATAGCGAACGTCGGTAAAGTAGCCAACATTACCCTGTCCTGACTGATATTGAATGTATCGTCTATGGCGATTTGAAGCTCTTTCGAGTATTTGCCGTCACCTATTCCACCATCCTCTGTCAAATGCACATAACAAAGACCACGTATAATAGGTCGATACGGGAAACCATTAGCATCAACAAATGGGGTCAACTTAAAGCCAATCGGTATGTTTCTGTCGCCAGATTGAGCAATTGTTATAATAACCTCAAGCAGTTCTGCTTTATCTAATCGCTTGCCCTCATTATCAATGCCTGGCTTTTCGGTTCCATTTGCATCGACAACCGTCCAAAACTTACCATATCTCTCATAAATGTCATAGGAACGCTCAACACTGGATGTCACAGGTTCAAAACTCTGATCCTTATCCGCGGCAGATGAAGCAAACTTGGTTTTCTTTGGAGGCTGGATATCATCACCCTTGAGCAATTCCAGGTTAAAATATCCATTTAGTTCTTCAACGTCCTTAAGTTCCGAGTAAGTTGCTGGGGATCTGAATGTTACCCACTGTTTTTCCTGTAATGAGTACACATAGGAATTGTCTGTAAAGACATTACGCTGATCCCAGATATCATAATTGAACCTGTCAATTACAGGAACTTCACCATACACAGGCTCAACTATCTCTCTCTGTGCCGGAACTTGGTCATCATACATAAGAGGATCGCCATAATTATCTACATCCAAGTCTTCATATCTTGTGCTTTCACCTACTACATCCGTGATGGTATGTTGTTCCCACCAACATTTCGCGTACACCCTGCCAACCACATTATTGATGCCCTTACCTCTGACAAACTTCAGATAATGGTTTAATTTTTTCTTGTTAAGTGTCCTATTTATCAGTTCTTTAGCAGCCTCGGCATTAGCTTTTGCCTCTTCACCCTCATCTTCAAGATAGACCTCCACAAAATCACGGGTCTGGAAATACTGGGCTACATCGAGAGAAGACTGGGTAAGGGCATGACTGGCGAACTCAGGTATCCTGATATCAGACATCCAGTCATATTCCTTTTCCCGGCGCTCAGAATCAAGCAGGCTAACACATTGCTCAAACTCGTCATTAGATGACTGTTGGTTCATTTCAGAGATATTGACTTCCCCGTTAATGACTTGAAAACATAAGACTTTTTCTAATTCTTCTCCGTATTTATGTAGCATCTTAATTAGCCTTTATCGTTAAATATCGTATTCAAATACGTTTATATTGACACCAATTCCACTATTCCTTAGTGAAAATTCAAGACACACGGGTAAATCAATATCACCTAAACCAATAATATCATTCACATATTCATAGGCTTCCTTGATAACAACCTGTGTTTTTTCGACTTGTTTTTTATGCTCTTCTTCTGTTCTCATTCAATTAATCCTTATCGTTTTAGGTGCTGAAATATGCTTGCGTAAGGGTTCCTTGCAATGAGGGCACCTTATAATCCGTTGTGTCTCCTTTAAAGGGACAATTATCTCGTATGCTTTGGCACATTTGATACACATATAATCATGAATGGGCACGTTATCCTATAGCCCTCCGCCTTCCCTGGAAGTATTGAGGGGCTGATCTCTCTGGCTTCGAGTAGCCAATCAAGCCTGGCCTAACTCGTTTGTCCTTAAACGCACATTCCAAACTCGTACAATAATGACTCCATTTCTGGCTCGTTGTCTCTTTCCTATCTTTATCCACATTCGAAGCCTGCCTCGACCATGACTCAAGCCGCCACTGCTTCAGGCTCCTGGCTGTCTCCATACACCTATTGGAGATCCATAGAGTAGGCAAATACCGCGTAGTCCCTTGATATTTTACCTTATTATTGAATGGCCGCTTACACTCTTTAGCATACTTTAGTCTTTCCCGTATGACCTCGCGCCCCCTCGTACCCTTAGTATCCCATGTTTCCCAGAACCCACCCTCTCCAACACCTTCTCTTTTTAATTCACGGAAAGTATCATTTAGATCCTCAACGGTAGTAGTCCCTGTATTCGTCTGTACCTGCTCTGCGAGTGGGTCTATCAGGTTACACTTAAACCTGTAATTCTTGCTCATCAGAGCTATCTCGTTTGCAATTAGGCGGGTAATGATCTTCTCCGGGTCAGGACTCCATTCCTGCCAAACAAAGGCTTCATTCTGTGGACTTATCGACATCCAAGAAATTGCCCACCTATTATGAGGATGGTAGTCAATCATCCGGTAATGGTTCCAGTCATGAAACATGCCATCCGGGAAGTAATTTTCAAAATCAATAAGATGCACCTTAAAGTCAAAATCCTTGAATATCCGGCCTGATACCTGCCTATGTATACCATATCGCCTGGTAGCCATAACATCGGGGTCATCAACATTAGCAAATAGTTCCTCAATTACGTGCTTACTTAAAGTAGGATTATCGTCTGTAGCAGACTGAATTACCCCTATTGACTGAAGGCTATCGGTTACTTCTACCTCCTTAACAGTCTTATCCTTTTCAGTTAGATTGAGAAAAGCGCATACTGCCGGAGTTCTGTAATAGACATTAGCCTTCTCAAAGATCTCGTCAAATGTCCATGACATCTGGTGAGCTGGCGTAAGTCCTATAATAAGATCCCCATCTTCTGCCAATAATCTCGGTAACTGCTCGTCCCAGAAGTCCTTTGGTGGCTCTTCATCAGTATAGATGCTCATCCGCTGAACCCCTGCGCCGGCCTGAACCGTCTGGCTATATGACACAAAATCAAATACAATATCATCACCGTTATTCACAGTACCGTTCATCGAAAGCCCTTTTAACGGATCAAGCACAATAAGCGCCGGATTTCTGAAAGTAATGTCTCTTTTCACCAGGAAAGGTGGCATCCACTTTCTTAACTCAGGGTACACAGTGTTCTTAATCTCTGCACTCTGGGTGCCATCCTTAGAAATTGTTTCCTTATCACCCGGCAAAGTCTCGCTGCAAAGCCTGATCTTCTTGCTCTTACGGTTGTGAATAACAATCGGTTCCCCGCAAAACGTGCATTTACCGTCCTTTGGCACTGTCTGGACATTCCATGTGCCCTTTTCCCACCCAGGAACCCGGACACCATTATCAATGAACGCATGATAACCATGAGGGGCCATGTTGTCATTGTTTCTTGTACTGCACTCAAAATAAACCACATTCTTTTTAGGAACAGGATGATAGCCAAGAACACGTATAACGTACTGAAAACACACAGAACTCGTTTTAAAGCTCTGGTTGCCGGAGAATAATCCAAGTATCTTCTGGGGCATCCGCATGAACTTCTTAAACTGCCATGTTTCCTTAAACCCCCCAAGAATGGCAGCGCAACTGTTAAGTTGCTGAATTTTACGGTCTTTTATGTTCATACCGTTGTTTTTTAACTATTTGCTTTTCTTTATTAGCCTTTTTAACTAACTTTGTTTTAGGTTTCTCCACCACCGTACCTTTACCCTCTTCAGCATTTAGCGTTTTAGCCTCGGCTTGTTTGTCAACAGCCCTTTTTGGGATGGCTTTATCGAATACAGTAGTGGAGATTTTAGGTATATCCACCTTTACAGGCACTATCTCCTTAACTAATTTCAATGATTCCTTAATCTTCATAGCCTTAACCAGAACAAGATATTGCACCAAATCCAGAACAAGAGTATTACAATCAGACAGATTCACACCAAAAGACCTACCTACAGGCTCTAATGACACAATCTGATCCGTATTCA